TTTTGTATTCTACTCCTTTTTTTGCTCTTGTTATTTCTGTGTATCCCATGTCATTTAGGAATGCTGCTAATCGCTTCGATGCCGAACTGCTCGTTGTAGTTCTGTGTGCCGTGTGAAGTATATGTTCTCCATTTTTTAGCCCCCATAATTCTCTGATTGCTACAATTTCGTTTTTCCCATTCCTTCGAGGAACGGAATAACCAAATTTTGTATGAACCCATAGTCCCTCATCGTTGTACGCAAGAATATCGTACAAAAGAAGCTCCTGCCACTCCTGTGCTGTTCGACCAGTTGAATTGTAAAGATCAACCGCTTCTTTTCCTCTTGTTTGCGAATATGGCAACACGACAGATTGAGTCGGGGTCTGCCGTCCTCTTCTAAGTTCTATCATATTACCACCTGCCATAATAAAAATATCCACTAGTCCTTTAACGACTGGTAGATATTTTAATCAAAATATTTTTCTGTGTATTTTTCAAAATCCTTTACAAATTCTTCAATATCTTTATATTCATCTTCAAAGAAAAGATCTGTATCTTCTGATGCAAATAATTCTTCTGACGATTCCGCAATCTGTATTCCTACACATCGTGTTTCATCTCCTAATGTAAATAATGAAACCATTGAACCATCATGTAGTTCATACCATGTCCTTTCATCAATGATATGTTCCTTATATTTTCTTTTCAGGACATCATATCCTGCACTTTTCATTTTATATCTATCAATCATTTTTTTCATCTCCGTTCAGATGATATCGTTTATTTCCTGTTTTTCCGCTTGAAAATTTATAATATGCTCCTCCATGATGACTATATTTTTCTGGATGATATTGAAGATACCTATCTCCTCCATAAGAAACTCTGTATCCTCCACCTTCTTCAAATGGAATTCCTTTTAATCTGCTTTTTGTTCCAAGCGGTTTTACATCATATCCCGCAGCTTCCAATGCTTTTTTTAGTGACTCTGGAGTGTATGCTTGCAACATCTTTGGATGTTTTGATACTTGAGCGGCAAGCCCATTTGAAAGCTTTAATTCTTTTTCTCGTTTTTGTCTTTCTATTTTAACATATCCCTCTTCCGAAATCCAATCTTTCGAATGTACATTTTGAATCTTTCCTTTTCCATCTACCGGATTATATGTGACTATACAGCGGCAATTATCATGTCTCTGGTAAACGCTTTTAGGTACATCTGGATATATGTATGTTCCCGCCAACCCTCTACACCATTTACAGCAGTTTCCTCCTGCTATCCTTACAATCTTCGGAGTCAGTCCTGACTTTCCGTGAAATTCTACATTGGTCTGCACAAAATCATCTGCTGCACTCATTGTAAAATTTACGATTGGAGCCTGTAATGTCCATGAGATATTATCATATACCTCTTCACTGGATATTCTGTTAATAAGTCCATTTATTTTACCCTGTTTTATTTTAGGAATAATTGCATTGATTCCAACCCCGGCTTTTTGATTTAATATTTTTTGTATATCGGAAGCGGTATCTATTACTAGATTATAATTATTTTTCAATACAGAATTTAATATTCTTTCTGCAATATTATAGTACATTTTGCCATCCGGCAGGATATCAGAAGATAGCTCTTTCTGCAAACATTTCGCAAGCAGCTTTCCGACTTCATTTGCAAACTCATAGGTATCCGCATGAGTTGCAGTCCCTTCTTTAACCTTTTTATATATACTTTTAATTTTCTGATCAGACTCAAGCAACTTTGAAAATTGTCCCTGTATCTGTTCCAATAATTTCGGTACAATATCTTCCATAGCCTACACCTCATTCATTTTTATCCCTGTCAGATCACGTAAATTATCTTTCCCAATATAATCCGGTACTGCCTGATTAATCTTGATCACTCCATCTCCTATGCTTGATAGCATTGCTGAATCCGGCTCGAATATAGGTTCCCATGAGGCTGTTGTCAGATATAGTTGTCTTCTCTCATAAGAATACTCATCACGTAGGCATGCAGCTAAATAGCCGACATTTAGAAATCCGCTCCCAAATGTTCTCTGCGCTTTTCTTGCTGCCAATCTCAAATTCTCATGTGCTGCCTTGATTGCTTCTGCGCTGGAAGGATTCTCCGTTGCAAATCCAAGATCATCTAATGTCAGTCCTGTTTCTCCAGCAAATAGTGCTGCGAACATTTTCAATTGCGACAAATGAGGTTCCATGCTCTGCTGCTGAAATTGCCCTAATGTCGGCTTGTCTCCATCCTCGTCTTTTGTAAACGTCATCATCGCAGACATGGTAGCTTTCCATTTTTCCATCTGTTCTGCATCTTCTGATAAACCGGATACATATTTTTGTGGAAATGAATAAAATTCTGCTGCTATCTCTGAACGCTTCACTGTCCTAAGTGCCGAACCAACCAAAGACATGCATGCTCTGCTGATTCTCGAATGGCCAAACGGTCTCACTGCGTCTGGTCGATAAATGATCGGCACAAGAAGTGGATGTTCAACATTATATCTCGCAAATTCCGGCAATTTCTGACCTTTTCTGTAGTAGTATGTTTCCCCAGGAAGAAAATACGCTTCTAAACTTGGATTTCCATTTTTATCTTCTTCGAGAATGGCATATCCCTCTTTCAGTAAGCCTGTTATCGGATCAATAACACCGGTTGCATTTGCTCCATCGATCACTTGCAGTCTTGGATATCCGGCCTGATCGGGAGAAATATAGACGAAGCAACACGAGGCAACCAACGCTGATAATATAGCTGAGTCGAAAAATGTATCCGGATTATTCATCTGAAATATTTCATTTAGAGCAAAATTATCATTTGAAAATTCGCGAAATATCAAGCGATCAGCCAGACTGTCCACAGACTTTGCACACCATCCAAGGACAGATTGCCACTGCTTTAAATTTGGAGGTGTCGATATATTAAAATCCCTTGTTATATTTTTCATTTCATAAAATTTATATCGTTTTTTTACCCTGTTTTTTTTTATATTCAGCTTCTTTCTGAGGTATTCTACACCCACTAATTCGCTCATATTGCCCTTTCCTTTCATTCATTAACTTTTCAAGCTATATTCCGCAACGGTGTGAAGTGCCAAGACATCCTAAACGGTATCTGCACCTCTACTTTTGTTATTTTTTTCCTTTTATTTATTAACTCTTTATTAACCTTTTCAGCGAGATATTTTCACAGTGACGGCGTGAAGGTACTTAGACGCCCCTGAACGGGGTCTATGCCCCTGTTTTTCTGTTAATTTTTTGTCAATTTTCCTATACGTCCCAATTTTTGGTTTTTTATTACTGAATCCGTATTTCGGTGTAATCAATTAACAATTTATTCCATTTTTCTTCCATTGACCAATAATATCCTGTTTGATTTTTGTTCTTTCTATTGTTACACTCCAGTCAATGTTCTGTTTTGAAATTTTTCCAATCTACAGAGTGTGGCAGTATCCGGTTACTAATGATATCAACGTTCTGATCTACAATCGTCTTTTCAATTAACTTGTCAGACTTCTGTCTATTACACGTCCAGTGAGCCAGCTGCAGGTTATCTATATCTGATGGATGTCCGCCCTTGGCTACCGGTATAATATGATCTATGCACCGGCTTAATGGATGCGGGTATTTATATTTAGGATTCACCGGCTTTCCACAAATGCCACAGATATTCTGAGTTGCATATATTCTTTTTTTATTTTTCTCAAATGCTCCTCTGTGTGTTCCATCTCTGTCAGGTCTTGCTGCTGCCATTGTCATCGCTATCCTTTTATTTCTCATATAAAAAGTTTGTCAGAATCTGACACACTTTTTCCCAATGTGTTTTTAACTCATTCTTAACTCATTCTTAACTCGTTCTTTCGAGTTTAATATATCTCACTGTTTCTATTCCCTGCGAAGTGTCATGCTTATATATATTCTTGGGAGTCCAGATTAAAATCAAACGGTTCATGTGCAGCGTGTTCAGTTGGTGTTTTGACATTCCTTCGCAGGGAATAGAAAAAGCGTGTCAGAATCTGACACGCTCAAATGGACCATCCAGGACTTGCACCTGGCACATCCGGATAAGCCTTAAAAACCGGTGCTCTGCTGCCTGAGCTAATGATCCTTACTGCCATTGCTGGCAGTAAATAAGATATTAATGTATCCGTCAAGAGAATTTATATGTTACTAACCGCTTGTAGCGAAATTCCTTTTTCATTCACACAAATATTTTCTCTAAAACTTACTTGCTTTGTCTCTATACAGAAAAGGTACCCGATCACTCGAATACCTTTCTTACATTTTGTTAAATTATTTCATGCTCACTCGTTCCATAAGTGCCTCTTGCAGAACCTGTGAAAAATTTATATTCATTGCAAGAGCTTCTTCATTCAACCATTCTGGAATACTTAATGTCTTCTTTACCGCTTTGTTATTATGTTTTCGATTATATTCTCCTAGATCGAATTGAACAACAACAACGGTTCCATCGCTTTTTATATCTTCAACATCTGATGCCGTTGGAAGTTTTTCCTTGTCTTTCATTCTCTCTGTTAATGCCAAGCCAAGTGCATCAACAGCCATTGCATATGCCTCTTCCATACTATCACCTTCCGTTATACACTCTGGTATATCTGGAAATGTAACCCAGTAGCCACCTTCTTCTGCTTTATGAAATACTGATGGATAAAATTTTTTCATTACAATCACCTCTATTATTTTTGAGGCAAGGGCTTTATTTCAGCCCTGCCTGTTTTAATATTTCCTGTTCTGTTCCTTTCTTTAAATCTTTATTATGTAAAGGAACCATCGTTTGTTTTTTTGTCTCCGGATTCACCATTTTGACATGTGAACCGTTTTGACTCTTTTTGATAAAACCATTTTTCTGTAGTAGCTTTATCATATCTTTTGGCTTGATTGGCATCTGATGTAATCTCCTTTCTTTATCTTAATTACATTATACTACGTATTATTACGTATGTCAAGCCTTTTTGATGATTTAATGAAATGAAAAAATAATGGACCATCCAGGACTTGCACCTGGCACATCCGGATAAGCCTTAAAAACCGGTGCTCTGCTGCCTGAGCTAATGGTCCTTACTGCCAGCAATGGCAGTAAACACATCTAATAGCACAATATTGCAAATAAATTTGTCCTAAGATGCGAAATTCCTTTTTAATTTTAAAATCACACATAAAGCCCCAGGAACATGCTAATCCCTGGGACTTTATATGCGTATATGTTTCATTTGCTGATGTTACACAAACTTTTGAGGTGCCTTTAAAGAAAGATTACGCCCGCTTTGCAGTCAGTTCAAAACGGGCGCCGTGCTTTAAGGAGATTGAACTTATGTTACTGTATCCATCTGGCATAATATATATTAGCACATCTGGAGCGGACACGGGCGGACGTTTCTATAATTTTTTTAAAAATCTGTCGTGTTTTTTCCGGCAGCTTTCATCCGTGTAACTTCTTTTTTTCTTTGAATAAATTGCATTCATTCGCATCGCTACCATTGACCAAGTCAGGTCATCGATGTAATACAGTCGAAATAGTGTTCGAAGTTCACTGCTAGGGATC